GGCACGCGGCCCGAACAGCGAAGCGCGCTGGCTGTCCGATGGCTCGCTGGCGTGCACGTCGCGCCGCGCTGTTGTGAAAGCGCAGGTGCAACTGTGACCTGTACCCGACTCTGCGGCCCCCAGCGCCAGCCCTGTCCGAATCCATGGAAGTGCAGCGCTACGTTCTGCCACTTCACCGACATGAACACCGCCAGCGACACCGGCCACAAGGTCGCCTACGGCAAGCGCATCGACTACCTGGGCAAGGCTGCAGAGGAAGAGCCTGCGCCACCAGCACCGAGCCGCATCAACTGGTTCAAGCGCCCTTCCTGGCTGCCGCTGGCCGTGCTGTTTTACGGCTCCGGCGGCGGAATTGCCGCCGGTTTCTACCGCTTCTATTTTTGATCAACCACTGAGGACAACATGAACGACCAACAAGAAATTCTCGACGCCGCGACCACTTCCAAGGTCGAGGTCTACAACCCCATCGCGGCCGGCATCAAGGCGATGCTGGAAAAACACGGCAAGGTGCTGACCGATCCGCCGGTGGTGACCGGCAACGCCAAGGCGCTGGCCACCGTCAAGGCCAGCCGTCAGGAGCTGGTGAAATTCCGCACCGCGCTGGAGAAGGCCCGTAAGGAAGAAAAGGCCGAGTCCCTGGCCTACGGCCGTCTGGTTGACAGCGAAGCCGCGCGCATCCAGGCCTACGCCACACCGCTGGAGCTGGCCTACGACGCCATCGTTACCGCCGAGGAAGAACGGCTGGAGAAGATTCGCCAGGAGGAACTGGAGCTGGAACGCCAGCGCATCGCCGGCCACCGCGCCCGCATCCAGACCATCAAGGACGTACGCGAAACCGCCAATATGTGCCGCACCGCCGAGCGCGTCCAGCAGCTGATCGACGGCATGCCCGCCCTGTTTGAAGGCGACTTCGAGGAATTCCAGGACGAGGCGCTGACCGCCTTCAACGAGGTGTGCACGGTGCTGGGCCAACTGCACCAGGCCAAGGTGGAAGCCGAAGCCCAGGCTGCCGAACTGAAACGCCAGCAGGAAGAACTCGCCCGCCAGCAGGCCGAGGTGAACCGCAAGGCCGCCATCCAGACGAAGCTGACCGACATCCGCATGCTGCTGGTGACTGCAGCCAGTCTGGAAACTGCGGCAGCCATCAGCGCCCTGCTGGAGCGCACCAAGGACATTGAGATCGACGACAGCTATGCCGAGTTCAAGCTGGAAGCCGATAACACCCTGGACAGCGTGTGTGAGCAGCTGGCCGACATGCTGGCCAAAAAGCAGCAAGTTGAACAGGAAGCCGCGCAGCAGCAGGAAACCGTCGATGCGCTGAATCGGCGCGAGCAGGAGCTGCAGGCGCGGGAACGTGAGACCGCAGACCGCGAGCAGGCCCAGCGCCTGGCCGCCGAACAGACGGCCGCCAAGCCGCTGGTTGCCCGGGTGGCCGAAGCCATCACCGGCCCGCGCCCGACGTTCGCCCCTCCCAGAAACATCGGGGAAGTCACTGCCGCAGTGATGGGCGCTGATCACCCTGTCGCCCAGGCCATGAAGGACCCGACACCCCGCCGCTTCGCCGGCCGGTCCGAAATCGACCGCCCAGACGACGAGGACATCGTCATCGGCCTGGCCGAGCACTTCGACTGCACCGAAGCCGAGGCCGTGGCCTGGCTGCGCGACATGGACCTGGACGGCGTGCTGGCGAACCTGCAGCAGGTGACAGCATGAGCAACGCACTCGCCACCATCAGCGACGACATCTACGCCCTGCGCGACAGCTTCCAGCTGGTAGCTGCAGATCGCGGTATCAACTTCGACAAGGAAGCCGGCTTCGCCATCCAGCAGCTGTCCAGCAACGAGTATTCCATGAAGGCGGCTATGGCAAACCGGCAGGCCGTGGCCGATGCCGTGACGAACGTGGCCGCGATCGGCATCAGCCTGAACCCTGCCAAGAAGCAGGCGTACCTGGTGCCGCGCAAGAACAAGATCTGCCTGGACATCAGCTATATCGGGTTGATCGACTTGGCCGTGGACACCGGCTCGATTCTCTGGGCGCAGGCCGCCGTGGTGCGCGAGAACGATGACTTTGTGATCAACGGGTTCGACAAGCCGCCGACGCACGGCCATGACCCGTTCGGTGGCGCCGCCAAGCGCGGCCCCATCAAGGGCGCCTATGTCGTGGTCAAGACTGCCGACGGCGAGTACCTGACCCACACCATGGACATCGCGGCCATCTATTCCATCCGGGACCGGTCTGAAGCGTGGAAGGCCGGCAAGTCTGGCCCATGGGCGTCCGACGAGGGAGAAATGATCAAGAAAACGGTGGTCAAGCAGGCGCAAAAGTACTGGCCGAAGACTGACCGCTCCAGTCGCGTGGACGAGGCGATCCACCTTTTGAACACGGAAGGCGGCGAAGGCTTTGAATCACTCAAGTCGAACGCGCCGCAGAAGTTTCCGGTCAACGTGCTGGATGAGTGGATCGCCAAAGCCAAGGCCGCGACCACAGAGGCGGCGCTGGCGGCCGTCTGGCAGGCAGGGCTGGCAGAAATGAAGCCATCCAAGGACATGGACGCCTACAACACCTTCAAGAACGCCGTGCTCGCGCGCAAAGACGTGATCAAGAAGGATGCGCCGACCGACGTGGTGGACAAGAACGAAAAGCCCGCCAAGGCCGGCAAAGCACCGGCCGGCACCAGCACATCCCCCGACACCAACCAGCCCGTCGAGGTCACCTTCGCCAAGGTGATGGACATGCTGGTCAAGGCCAAGAACCGCGACGCCCTGGACGTGGCCGCCGACTGGATCGGTGAAGTCAAGGACGAGGAACAGCGCAAAGAACTGTCCGCCAAGTACGACGAGCTTGTTGCTGCCATCAAGTAACCCAACCCCACCACAGGAGATTTTCATGCGCTACATCATTTGCGACCAGGGAACAGAAGCCTGGTATCAGGCCCGCGCCGGCGTCATCACCGCCAGCCGCTTCGCTGACGCCATCAGCATCCTCACCCGCGCCAGCGGCGACAAGAAGGCCGGCGACCCTACCGCCGCAGCCGACAAGTACGCCGGCGACGTGGCGATCGAGCGCATCAGCGGCAAGCCCTACGGAGAGCCGGTGAACGCCTGGACCCTCAAGCGCGGCCACGAGCTGGAAGCCATGGCTCGGCCAGCGTATGAGCTGCGCACCGGCAACATCGCCGAGGAAGCCGGCATTGTGCTGTCCGACGATGGCGAGTTTGGCTACTCAACCGACGGCCTGGTCAACCCGACGGTGCACGGCAGCCAGATCGTGTATTGCGAAGGCCTGATCGAAATTAAGTGCCCAGTGGACAGCGTGAAGATTCGCGCGATGCTGGAAACCGGTGACGTGTCCGAATACATGCACCAGATGCAGGGCGGCATGTGGATCACCGGCGCGAAGTGGTGTGATTTCATCATGTACGTGCCGGACCTCGAAGCCGTGGGCAATGACCTGTTTGTCAAGCGCGTGATTCGCGACGAGAAATTCATCGAGGAAATGTCCGCTGGCCTGATGAAGTTCCGCCAGCGCGTCGCCGACTTCAAGTTCCTCTACAGCAAAAAGGCTGCCGCCGACGTGGCGGCCGTCACCGCACAGCCCGAGCTGCAAGCCGCCTGACCCACCCCACCAACTGATAGACGCGGCCATCGAGCGGGCGCGCACTGGATAACAGCTTCAACAACGTAACAAATCGAGGAGATACACATGAGCCATTTCACATGCCTGGTTGTCGGCGCTGACTACGAAGCCGCGCTGCAGCCCTTCCATGAATTCGAGTGCACCGGCACGAATGACCAATACGTCCAGGACATCGACACGACCGATGAAAAGCGGGCTGAGTATGAGGCCGACACTGACACCACGGTGGTCGACCCTGCCGGCGAATCCCACTACATGTTCACCGCGGCTGGCGATTTTGACGTCCGCTTCTGTGCGCCTGGTGAGTTTGGCCGCAAGGAAAAGCGCATCCCGGAAGGCTGGACGGAAGGAGAGCGCCCCACCAAGGACCGCTTCACGTTTTCGGAATGGCTGGCGAACGAATCCACGCCCTTGCTGGACCCAAAGATCGGCGCTGGCGAAGACCACAAGTTCGGCTACTACACCGTGAACGCGGCCGGCGAAGTTGACAAAGTCGTTCGTCGGACCAACCCGAACAAGAAGTGGGATTGGTGGCAGATCGGCGGCCGCTGGTCGAACAAGTTGCTGTTCAAGGACGGTAGACGCGGAGATGCCGGCCTGGTGGGAGACATTGACTGGGACGGCATGCTTCTGGAGCAGGCGTCAAAAGCGGCAGCCGTGTTTGACCGGATAACCGTCGCCATCGCCGGGCGGCCAGTGGAAAGCTGGGAGCAAGTGCGCGCGCGGCGTGAGACCGAAGGGAAGGACTGGGACTGGGCGCGCACGGTCTACAACGACCAGCAGGTGATCAAGGACCTGGTCGCCAGCGAAGCCATCGACAAATGGGATGGCGCAGAGCAATTGAGCGGCGTCCTGGCGGCTGCCGACCGCCAGTCGTACATCGACCGCGAGGCCATCGTCAATACATCCTTCTGGTCAATGCTCCACAACGGGCAGTGGCACGAGCGGGGGCGCATGGGCTGGTGGGCTACCAGCGACGCAACCGACGCCAGCATCAACGACTACTCCACGAGTTTCTGGGCGACCATCCGCGGCCTCCCGGCTGACGAAACCGTCACGGTCGTGGATTGTCACATCTGATTCCCGGTCATCAACGCACTGAGGAAATCAGCATGAATTCACTTCACAGAAAAGCCTCCCGCGCCAAGCGCACCGAGTACCCGCTGATCCCCAAATGGTTCCAGCCCAAGGTGCCGCCGACGCTTCAATCCACCTGCCAGATCATTCACTGGGACAACATCACCGCCATATCCCACGGGCAAGCCGACGAAGCGTTGATGTGGGACTGGGTGGAGTGTGGCCTGACCTACGGCGAAATGATGCGCCTGCTGGTCCTTGAAAGCGTGGAGTTCACCCCCGAGGCCCAGGCGGCGATTGCCGAGCAGCTGGAGTGCTGGCCAGCCGTTGTCCGGCGGTTCCGCGCCACTGGGCGGGTCGGCTTCACCGGCACCGAGTTGAACATTGCCAGGGCGGCGGCGAATGTCATGGATGCGCTGATCGGCATGGATCGGCATGGCATCGCATGGGCTGCGCGCGTCTGGAGCAACGCGCAGATGGAGCGCATCAAGGCCGCCGAGCAACCAAATCAACCGGGGAGCCAGTGATGGACGCAAGACAGAAAATTGAGGCGGCAAAGCTTGCCGATCCGCAAAACAGGCGTGCAGGAGATTATGAGTGGCGGCAGCTTTCGATGTGGGACTTTGCCGCGCCAAATCAGATCGAGCTGTATGCGCCGATGGGAGGTCACGTTTTCCATTACGTTCTTCTCCGCATCACTGAAGTAGACGGGAACCGCTGGAAAACAGAGCCCGTCACCAGCGTCAATGACGTGCCAAGCTCCGTTTTTACAGAGCGTGAGGGCACTATTGTTCACCGCGCCGCTTTTGCCACCCACACCGCCGAGATAGCCGCGAGGGAGGCTGAGATTGCGCGGTTGCGGGAAGTGCTGATGAACGTCAAAGCCACGCTGGTGATTGCAAACGAGACGAAAGATGGTCCGATTGTTGACACGATCTGGCACGGCCCAGCAGAAACGCTGTTCGACTACATCGACAACTCTTTCACCCAACAACCCACGAAGGATTGACATGACACAAACAACACAAGCGGTAGAGGCTGCAGTACATCAATTGATGGGTCACATT